GCGGTCGACGGCGTCGCGGAGGCTGGTGCCGCCGTTGCGGCGCAGCTGGGAGGAGATGTCGTCGAGGCGCTTATTCAGTGCGCCCGTCAGGAGGCGGTAGAGGGCGACGAGTCCGCCTGATATTGCGGTAACGGCGACCACGATCGTCGCGGCCCACAGCAGGAAGTCGTCGATCTGCGGCGTGTCCACTCTCTAGCTCCTGGGTAACTGGAAGGGGTGCCCCGTCGCAGCACGGGTGTTTGGCCTTGCACGCTGGGCAGAGCCAGCGGGTCTGTGTGGGCTCAAACTCGTGATCGCAGTAGTCGCAAGTCAAGACGCCTCCCCGGACATGGCAAAGCCCCCGAGGTCATCGGAGGCCTGGCGTCAATTGGCAAGTTATTGCCGCCACGAGTCGGGCGGGGCGTCGTCGCAGGGCCACGGTTTCTGGCAGGCGAGGCAGTAAACCCAGCGGTCGGGCGGTAGTTCTAGGACGAGGCTAGGCCGATGCGTCGAGGGTGAGCTGCTCATCCTCGGGCTCCGTTGCCGCGACGCGATCTAGGCGGGCTTGGATCAGCGGCAGGTAGTCGGCTTCCCGCTCAATGGCGACGACGCGGAAGCCCTCCAGTAAGGCGGCCTCGACGGTGGTGCCGCTGCCCGCAAACGGCTCAAGGATCACACCGTCCGGTGGGGTGACGAGGCGGCAGAGCCACCGCATGAGGGTCAGGGGTTTGACGGTGGGGTGGGCGGTGCCGTCGACCTTGGGGCGCTCGCGGGCGGGGGCTTTGGCGACGTAGAAGAAGCGGGAGGCGCCACCGCTGTCGTGGTAGAGGGACTGCGCTCGGCGCGGATTGTCTTTGCCGTTGCCAAAGACGCCCCCCATTTTGCCTTTCGCTCCGCCTCCCGACGCAACGTTGCCGCTTTGCTGGTCAAGCTCGGCGGCCTGGTCCTCGTCCAGCACCACGTTCGCAGGCCACCGGCCAGGCGGCACCGGTATCTTGCCATCGGCGTAGGCATCCTTCATGCCTTGCGAAAACTGACCCGCAAAGCCGTTGGCGCCAGCGGCGCCGCTTGACCCCATGCGATTCCATTGCTCCTGGGTCGGCTTGTCGGCGTCATTGGCGTAGGCGATCCGGCAGGCGTCAATGTTGAGCGCCCCAGTGCCGTGCTCTAGGACGTTCGCCGCGACCGTGCCCACCAGAGGCTTCCTGGCGACGACGATTGGTTCGTGGGCGGGCTTTAGTGCCGTCCCCCAACCCGACCATTCACGGGCCGCGTCCGCAACGGGGTCGCTTGTAAGGAGCGGGCCGTCGGCTACGCGCTTGGCCTGGTTGTAATGCTCGCTGCGGCCATCGCCGGAAAGGTTGCCGCCAGGGCCGTTGGGGTATTTATCGGCCCAGCGATCATTGACGCGCATGGTGCGCTCGGCTCCCGCCGCCTTGTCTATCGCCTTGGACACGTCCAGCGACTTAGGAAAGCCGCTGCCGTACATCCAAGCGATGCTGTCGCGGACCTCGAAGCCGGCGTCCTCGATGGCGCAGGCGAGGCGGTGCCAGGTGCGGGTGCCACCGAAGGCGAGGAGGTGCCCGCCAGGCTTGAGGACCCGCAGGCACTCCACGGCCCACAGCTCTGCCCACTTCTGGAAGGCAGCCATCCTGGTCGGCGTTCCGGCTGGCTGCTCATAGGACCAAATGGGGTCCGAGCAGACGCAGGGCGAGCCCGAAAACTCACGCTTGCCGCATGTTTGGCAGCGTCGAAACGTGGGCCGCTGCATGGAGTAGGAGACGCCGTGGCGGCTAGATGGCTTGGACTTGTCGTCTTTGATGTTCTTGCTGGTGTCGGCACGTTCGCCGTGGTACTTGGTCCGCTCTGGGGCGAAGCTGTCCCACTCCTTGCCCATGAACTCCAAGCCATAGGGCGGGTCTGTGACGACGGCGTCCACCGAAGCGTCGGGCAAGGCCCGCAGAACCTCAAGGCAGTCGCCGCTGTAAATGGTGGCGCGGTCGTCGTGGTGCCACGGCTCCATGTGTCTCCCCAAATGGAAACGCCCCCGACGGTGGTCGAGGGCGTGCGCGAGGTTCTATTCGGTTATGGGCGTACTACTCCACGGGCAAGGGTGGCACGGTGGGCTGACAGTCAGTAACTCTTACGTTAGGGACTGGCGTAATCAATCCCTAGGTTCCGAACATGCCGCACGTCGGGCAGCGCCCGTCCGCACGGGTGAAGGGCAGGTCGCAGGCTAGACAGAAACTCACGGCTCGACGGGCCACACGGCCTGTCGCGGGTCCGTGGTGTTGTCGGGGAGGTCGCGCAACGACTGCCTGTACGCCTCCCACGGGGCCAGGTCCCAGGGGGCGTCGGGCACCATGCGGAAGTCGCACGCGGACAGGAGGGCGTTGCGGCGGTTGCGTAGCCGCTCCCACACCCAGTCAGTCGGCACGCCACGGTCAGCGGTGTCCATGTCCGACCAGTAAACCCAGGTCGCTGTGGGGTCGCCAGGGAACGGCTCAGGGGCAGGCACGGGCGGGAACTCCGCAAGCAGCATGGCCTCAACCTGCTCGATGGTGAGGGCAGGAGTCTCGTCAATCTCAGTAGTCATGGTGTCCTCACTCATGCGATCTCGTAGGCCATCGTCAAACGGATGATGTCGGTGTCCGCCCAGGTGAACGGCGCGGACGTGGAGGTCACCGTAGACAACTGGCCTGAGCCGTTGGTGTTGAAGTATTGGAAATTGAAGGTATTGGAGGCGATTCCTCCGTGGCCTGCGTAAATCGCTGAAGCACTTGAATCGACGTATCGCACGACACCTGACGCGGCTGCGGGGAAGCTGCCATTAGCGTTGGCAGGAAGTGAACAGGTGATGCCGCCAGCGCCAAAAGTTGAGGTGTTGCCGAAGACGATGTTGACTCGGATGAACATGACTTTGCCGATTTGGCAGTAGAAGCCGCTGGCTGTGCCGTTGCCGATGGCCCAGCCGGTCCCGCCGAGCGTCGGCGTGTACGTCGTCCACGCACCCAGGCTCCCCGTGCCGGTAATTAGGCCATTAGAGTCAACGCGCAAGCGTTCAGCAAGCGTTCCTGCCGTGGTGCCGCTGGCCCCAGCAGGAGCCGTAGAAATGGACACTGCACCGCCAGCACCCGAACCAGTACCAGGACCGCCGTACAGGTTCAGCGTGCCGCCAGCAATGTCAGTCCCGCTGCCCCCAGTTGCAGCAACGTAGCCTGTTGTCGGTGCCGCTGAAGTCTGTCCATTTCCCACATAGACATAGCCCAAGTGCGTGATGCGTAGCGCCTCAACCAGTAGATCGTTAGCAGTGGCCGCACCAGTACGCACGGCGAACATCAGGCCAGTCTGGTCGGCGTCACTGCTGGTCTGGACCGCGGCAATCATTGCCCCACGACGAGTCCCATTCACACGGGAAAATGTGACACCTGCGCCGAAAGCGTCTTGAGCGTTAGTGCCACCTGATGGCAGCGACAAACGAATGGTGCCGTCGGAGCGAGCCGCGTTCGTGCCATCAGCGAGAGAGACCGGCGTATCTGTGGTGACTGTGAGGGGGAAGGCCGTCCCTCCGGTAGTGCCGCCGACGGTAATATTTCCAGAGGCATTGACCTGGACCCTCTGTGTACCACCCGTGGTGATCGCCACCGTGTCAGCGGCAGGGAAATGCACACCCGTGTTTGTGTCGCCCGTGGTAGTGATTGACGGGGCCGTCGCCGTGCCAGCGGGGAAAGTGGCGACGCCAGTAAATGTAGGGTTACTGACAGACCCCGCAGACAACGCCCCAGTAACAGTCAGATCACCCGTGCGAGTCTCACGCCCAACAGTTTCCCTACTCACAATTCCTCCTCGTCAAGAATGATGCTGCCGTCGGCGTCGATCTCCCCATTCGGAAACGCGGAGTCATCCCACTTGTAGGTCTCTGGGTTGCCGTGGATCTCAACGGGCTCCCCGAGCAGGACCCCGTTCACGGTCAGGCCGGAATGGTCGGCAGTGCTGCGTAGTGTGCCCATAATTAGCCGATCCGTCCCTGGTAGTAGGAGGTGATGGTCGTGAGTTCCGACGAGGTGAGGGCGCGGCGGAACACTGCGGCAGCGATGAACTCAAATTCGCCGTTATTGGCAACCGATGACGCCCGTGACCCGACTCGCAGCGGCAGCGCATTGCTGGTGTCGTCAATGGTGGACGCACTTACGGCGGTGGCCGCCGTGGCATTTCCATAGATGTTTATGTTAGCTCCGGCGCGATCCAACACGCCCGCGATTATGGTTGCCTGACCCGCTGTCACCGCCGTGCCGTTCACACTCACAGCGTCTACACCGTCATAGACCGTGAGGCTGGGGACTCTCGTGTCCGTAATTTGCAATCTGTAGCCGCCGCCTGCCGCGGTCTGGTTGTCTTTGGATATTACGCGCCCATTAGACAGTGGCGTATTCCACTGCCGCACTACCGCCAGCACCGTGAACGAATCCGTCGCCCCAAAGTCGATAAGGCCGTTGTCTGCCACTTCTAGATAGTCGTCGGTCCCCAGCAGCCACACAGGGTGTGTGACGGCGACCGTCTTGCGGCCCGAGGTGGAGCGGTCGACCGTGACCGTCTGCCCGGTGAGGGCAGTGAAAGAATTGGCGGAACCGC